CTCATCTTTGTTCATTTGTCTACTCTCTTCTGTTGGTAATTCTGTATATGCAAGCGCGTAAGCTCGAACACCGTGATTGCTCACCTGTGGTGCCCGCTTAGCTTCGCTGTATGCCGTTGTACGTGGCTCGGCTGGTGTAGGTGTTAGGCTGATTTCGCCTACTACCCATCTTTTCAGCTCGCCATTTTCTCGCACTACCAAATGTGGCAGGCTGCCAGTTGATAAACCTAGCGCTCCCCGCTTTACAAGTTGCATTACCTGCTTTGCGTATTTGTCGCGCCTGTCTAATTCAATTTCAACATCTATGCCGTCGTCATCAGGTGCCCAGGCTTTTACAACACCAATTTGCCGTCGTAATTCGCCTAAGCTGTGGTCATAGTACACAGGCATACCAATAAACGATCGCGTTTCACCCAGGTCTGTTTTGCTGGTAAACGTATCGCCTTGCAAATCGCTGCCGCCAAATACAATGCCCTTGCCTTTTAACGTGTATTCACCAATTGCCTTTACTGCCATTACTTGCCTCGCAATACATACAGCAAATTGGCTGCCAGGTCTTGTGCTGATTTGGAAACCTCAATTGGCATTGCCATAGTTTCAGCCATTGGCTCGGCTGCCAATTCCTCGAGCATTTCGCCTGCTTCCTCGAGTTCTGGCATTGGCTGTGTTGCAGGTGTTTGAATTGCTCGCAACATCCAGCGCAATTTTTGATGATAGCCCAGGCGATCCTGTAGGAAATTCTGTACTGCAAATTCGCCTGCAATGCCTGCAAAATAAATACCGCCTTGCAGCAGGTCAATCATGCGCATATTGTCCAGGGTGATGCTTGCAAGCATTACTTGCAATGGTGATTCATCAGTAAGGGTATCAGCGACCTGGTAAGCCGTTACCTGGGCAATGGTTGCAGGTGCCTTAAAACCGAGTGAACGCAAGTATTCCGCGGTTGGATCGATAGCTTCCTCGAGCGCTTCGTACATGTCTGCAAAAAATGCATGATATTGAGGAAACAAATGCTCCCCTTCAATATTCCAATGCATTGCGTGTGCTTTGTACCATAGGCAGATTGTTTCGCCTAAGATTTCACGCATTTGCCCTGGCAGGTCTGCAGCCTTAACGCTTCGCACTGCGTCTGTTTCGGCTTGCCGGCTGTTTACTTGCTCAATGTCGCTCATATCGTCACCGAGCTCGATAAACATGCTTTTCATTGTTTCGGCATACATTGCTGTTGCCTGTGCATGATCCATTACAGCCTTGCGAGCTGCTTTAATTAGTTGTACATCGCTTGCACTATGTCGGCTTCCTGCCATGGTAGTACCTCGTTTCTGTCTGTTAATCAGATAATAGCAAACGCGTATAAAATCCTATTTAAACGCGCCTGCTATCGCTTCTTGCACAATCTTTGCTACTATTCCTGAATCTAACAATTCCTGTGCTACCTCGCTGCCCTTTTTCCATCTACCCCTATGTATCTGGCTTTGTTCATCCCCGACCACATAGCGCGCGTATGCTGCAGTACTAATGATCGATACCTCACCCATTTGCTCTTTCATAACTACGTATGAATTATTGAGCGCCTTGCTTGGCTGCCAGGGTAAACCGTTGCCGCGCCCTCGCATGTACTTTTTCATTTTACCCATTGCAAACATGCGTTTTACAAAACGCTCTTGCTTCGCTGATACCCATTGCATACTGCCAGGGATTGGCTCGGCTGGCTTTTCTTTGTTCAGCCGTGTTTTTGCTATCTCGGCAATGGTTGCCATTGCTACCTGTTGAGCCGCTCGCATCTTTTCAGTTAAATGCAGGGCAGCGTTTTCGATGATAATTTTTGTCATAGGTCGTAGGTATCCGCTGGTATTTCGTCTGGCTCGTATTCTTCTATTTCAATTGCATACAACATTGCATCCTGTACTAACATGTTGTACCTATTGCTGCCCAGCTTAGCGCTGAATGACAGTAATTTTTCGATGTATTCTATGAGGCGTTGATCACCATCGAATTGCCCTGTAGCGTCATTCCAAACAGCCTTATAGTTATCTTTTGTAACGATCAATTTCATCTGCCGCCATCCTTCACGATTTGTGCAAATAGCTCTAATAACCCAGTATCCTTTGCAGTAGGCTTGCGCGAAATGTCATCAATAGCCGTGGTTAACACTTCAGCCCATCGATTGCTGCCGTGATTTACATATACACGGAATGTATATGCACTGTCGGTAGCATCGAGGTATGTATCACCTGAAACCCCGTACCCTTGCGAGCGTAGCGTTACAGGTTTATCATTTGCCGTTCTTGCATCACCAAATGTGTTAGTAGCTTGTTCCCCGTAATATTGCTGTTGTTGCAAACTATGCATAGTTTCATGCACTAACGTGCTTGCCGTCATGTTTGGATTTACGGTTAGTACGTTGCGTAGATATCTGCCGCCTACTTTATTTAATCTGCCCATGCTGCCTTCTTGAATATCTAAACGCCCCGAGGCATTCAAATTAATTTCAATAGGTTTACCAATATCAGGTGCAATGCCTACTGATAACTGTATCAATTCATTTATACGCTGCTGTTGTGCTGGTTTTAATTTGGTGCCGACAAAATTTACTATGGCAGTTTGTGGTGTTGGATGCTGCATATCTTGTAAGATTTGACGGTATACGGTCTCTTCACGTTTAAATACAGCATTCTGCAATAACTTGTATTCATCTTGTATTACTAATGAATCTGCTACTGCTTTTTGATGTTCAGGAGAATTGTATCCATAAGTTTTGATTGCAAAATTAATGTCATTCTTGAGCTGTTGCAAACCGCCCTTTTCCCAAAAATCTGCTGATTTTCTCGAATCAGCCGCCAAATCAGCAGGCACCGCGTCAATAATGTGCTGTGCAATTTCGGCAGCACTACGCTGCAGCAATGGCACCTGTGTTAGTGTTGGTATTGGTGCCGTTGCCTCGTCTACCGTTAATTGCTCGGCAGGCGTTTCGGCTGGCTGTGTAATTGCTCCTACATAATCAATGCCTGTATCACATCGGCAATTTACGTGTGCAGGCGCTCCCTGGCTTATGTCCTGGTCACCACTGTACACGCTTGCCCACAGGTCATCAGTTAAGCCGTCTAACTGTTGGCACATCTCGCATACCTTGCGATCTTTTTCAGTATTCCATATGCGAACAACGTTGATGCCTGCCGAGCGCGCGTTATTGAATATTTGCAACGTCTGCTGTGATGCCGCGCGCGTTGGCTCGGTAAACGCAATACGGCTCGCGCGTAGCTGTCCAAACATAGACAATGATTGCATTACATCGGTTTGCCCAGTGCCAGGCGTTACCATGTAATCCGCTATTACTTTGTCTACGTAGCTTTTTTCTGTAGTGCTTAAATCAATTAAAAACGGATTCCAATACTGATCTAAATACGTTGCGCCATGCTGCTTAATTCCTTGCTCGATCAGTGCTGCAGATTGTTCATCAGCCATGCCGCGTATAGGTGTAACGCGCTCGCTGCCAGCCTTTAAAACGGTATCAGCCACGGATTTGTCAAGAATACCCCGTAAATCCGTATCGATACCGCTGTAATCACCCGCTACAATCTTTTGGCTGATATCCTCGTTACGCGCCTCGAGCTTCTTAACGATAGCCTTGTATACTTTTTGTTCACCTGCTGTCATATCTGCATAACCCAGTTTTACGGCAGCAAACACGCCTACAATATCAGCTTTTTTTTTTACGCTGTCTAGCTCGCTATCGATAAAATCCAACAGGTAACCAGGCAGCACGTCGCTTGTAAATTTCACTGCAGCGCTCTTGCCTGGCTTAAATCGTGCCAGTGCTTTTGCCTCGTATTTGTTTAGCTCGCTAATACGCTTGCCTGCCGCGTCATCTAGTGCAAGCACCTCATCAGGTGCCGCGTTTTGTTGCGTGTCAACAGGGTTATTTGTATCAACATTTACGCCGCCGTCAGTGTCTAAAACTTTAGGCACAGGCAGCCCTAATGCTTCCTCGATGTTGTCATAGCCCAGCTGTTTCATTGCAGCTCGCAATGGTAACCCAGCTTGCACCAACAGCACAAGAGAATTTGCGCGCGCTGCCTCGTCTATCTGAAACACATCTAGTTTTTCAGGTAAAAACTGAAACTGATATTTTAACGGCTTAAATAGTTGCTCGTTCAATACGCGTTCATAAAATGCCAGCCGTGGCACAATTGTTTCTCGCCAAAATGATTGCCTGTCGCTGTTGGCTGTTGCATAGTTGGCAGCGCTTGCCTCTATCATCGTACGAGGTACACCAAACGTGCTAACGATGTTCATAACCGCGCGCTCTTGGATTGGTACCATGTCCATCTGATCTAATGGAAATGTCACAATCTGTGCTTTTACTTCGCCTCGGAAGAAAAACGTTTTGAACGCGTTTGATACGTTTTCTACGTAGCGTGTCCAGTGTGATTTTATGCGCTCAAGCTCAGGAGGCGTAATGCTTTTGTCCAGGCTTAACACCAATGCAGGCTGTGCACCATGTTCAAAAAATGCCGAGGCAAACCGCTCGAGGTAATACGCAAGCTGGGCAGATTGCAATGCTACGCGCGCTGGTGATACTTCTTCGTTTATATCCGTTTTAATGCTTGGCTCGTGAAAATAGACAATGTCCGCAATTGTCCAAACAGCATGCGTTTGCCCGTTGATTTTTTGGGTAAACTGCAAGCCTGTCATATAGTCCGCGCCCTGCTGCTTTTCAGCGTGGTACGTTACTTCAATACTTTTAGGGTTTAGGAATTGAAACCCATACAACACCCTACCGCGATATAAACGCAGCCAGAACGCGCGCCCTGTAAGCATCAGCGAACGCTCTGTTTGCTGTATAAGATTCTCTAATGGTGTGGTAAATGGATAATCTACTACCGTGCCAGATCGTAGCAATTCATACGGAACGGTACCTAATGCATCAGCTCGCAAGTTGATAGCACGATAGTACATTGGTACCTTTTCGTATGCATCCAGCGTGCCGTATAGCTCGCCTGCCTTCTTGGCAATGCTGTACCAGCCTGGTATTGCCTCAATTGATTTAAATTCCATTGGTGTACCTCATATGCCTGTTAGATGAAATCGTACAATACCTGCCCGCTTGCCAACATTTCGACAGCACCTGAAACCGCGTCTATCATGTCATCATGTTGCCCGTATGGAAATGCGAGGCACTCATCGATAAACTGGTTATTCCAATCGCCTCGCACTACCCTTATAAGCCCTTGCTCAGCTCGCACTGCCCAGGGCATAGCGCGCTGCATTTTGTCACGAGT